CCCCGAGGCAAGAACTACACTGGATTCGCTCCATAGAGTTCGTGTACAAGGAATACTCGAGAAAAACACGGAGTTATCTCAGCTGAAGTCGCAACTCTTGGGAATAGAGGAAATAGAAGGGAACCTCACGGATGAAATAGAATATAATCAACTTCAAAAACAGAAGCGGGATGTTCAAAAGGAAATAGAGAGACGGGAGGATAGCTCGGAGATTCTCGACTATTTTCTCGAGAATGGTGAAATCCTGTATAACTATTACGAGGTACAAGAGATAATACAGAGGGATACGAGTTCTTCTGTAAAGCGTGCGCCTACTAAGGCCAAGCCTGGCTCTGTTCTCGCGGCTCTAGAAACAGCTGCGGCGACGGAAGGCGTAAGAGAAAAGCCACAATATTCTTCACATCATACGGGGGAGATTCTACGGCGCGATAAACTACTTGAGCAGTATTTACAGAATGTTCATCCTGAGCATGCGCGGGGAGCAAATGCGATGGAGGATGATACATATGGAGAATGTGCCGAGTGCGAAAAGGAAATGATATTCAGTGCCAACGAGGCCATGTTTACATGTACGGGGTGCGGATATCAGCAGTTTGTTCTTGTAGACTCGGATAAGCCGAGTTACAAGGACCCTCCTCGGGAGGTCAGTTATTACGCCTATAAGCGTATTAACCATTTCAATGAGTGGCTCGCACAGTTCCAGGCCAAGGAAAGCACGGAGATTCCACAGGAAGTGTATGACGCCATTTGTGCGGAGTTGAAGAAGGAGCGTATTCTCGATTACCGGACTCTCGCCCGTCAGAAGGTGCGTGAGATTCTGAAGAAGTTGAAATATAATAAGTATTATGAGCATGTGCCGCATATTATGAATCGTCTGAATGGTCAGCATGCGCCCGTCATGAGCCGTGAAATCGAGGAGAAGTTGCGCTACATGTTCAAGGAGATTCAGCCGTCATTCCAGAAAAACTGCCCGAAGGATCGGAGCAATTTCCTGTCGTATTCGTATGTGTTGTATAAATTCTGCGAGCTTCTTGACTTGGACGAATATCTGCCCTCGTTTCCGCTGCTAAAAAATCGCGATAAGCTCTATATTCAGGATAAGATTTGGGAACTGATATGTCAAGATTTGAGCTGGCAGTTTATCCGGTCTGTTTGACAAATGAGGGCCCGTTTTTAGTATTATAAATCCCCGGGTGGTCCGGATTTTCGTAAAATTTAACGGCTAAAAAAAGCACATATATGAATATATGGAATCTCAGGCAGTTCCGCATCATGAAACCCCGGGGGTAGTGAAAAACTTCCCTAATGCCGTTGTATATGTTCTACAGTGTATAGATAACTACTATTATATTGGTTCAACTATAAATCATCCACGCTTTAGATTAAATAATCATAAGAAGGATTCTGTAAAATACCCTGAAAGGGCTGTATACGACCATATTACTAAGATTGGTTGGAATAATGTAAAACTAGATGTTATTGAAGAGTTTCCTTGTGATACACGGCAGGAGTTATATTTAAAGGAGGATGAATATATAAAAGAGTCTATTCAAGATTTATATTGTCTAAATCACAATCGGGCATCTGTGACAAAAGAGGAGCATAGAAATAATATGGTAAACTACTATTTGACCCATAGACAGCAGATATTAGAGCAGCACAAACAGTACCTCGAAGCCAACAAAGAGCGTGTCGACGCCTACCACGCCGCTTACAGGAAAGAGAATGCGGAGGCGAGGCGAGAGTACAGTGCCATGTATGCGGCAGAGCACCCTGAACAGGTAGCGGCAACGCGAAAAGCCTATTACCAGGCGAACAAGGCCGAGATTACTGAGAAGAATAAGGTATATGTGGAAACCAACAAAGAAGAAGTCAAGCGTCGTAAGAAGGAATGGGCCGAGAAGAACAAGGAGAGGCTCGCAGAAAACCAAAAGCGCTACGCAGAAGAGAATAAGGAGGCGATCCAGAAGCGCGGCAAAGAATATTACGAGAAGAATAAGGAGGTCATTCAGGAGAAGTTGAAGGCCTATCGGGAAGCCAATAAGGAAAGGGCGAAGGAGCGTGAAAAGGAGTACAGGGAGAAGAACAGGGCTAAACTGTCAGAATCACATACGTGTGATTGTGGCGGTAGATATACAATGAATCATGCGGAGATTCATCGGGGAAGCAAGCGTCATTTGAAGTTTATGGAGGGTCAACCGAGGCCTGTGTTAAGCGAGGCCCTTTAGAGGCGTGCGCCAGGGAAGCCCACTAAGTTAGCGCCAATACCGCTTGTTGCTGACGGGACGTCAGCAACAAGGAACGTATTGGCGCCCTTCTCGTCTAACTATGTGCCCGCCTTATAGGCGTGCGCCAGGGAAGCCCACTAAGTTAGCGCCAATACCGAAGCCCGCACCCTGGCGTGCCGTAGCCCCGATGCTCGGGGACACGACATCCAGAATGGCAAACACCGCCGCAGCCACCACACCCAGAGTGATTACCTCGTCCATAGGAAGCTTGTGACGCGGCACAAACAGCGCAGCCATGGCCACGAACAGGCCCTCCACCAAATACTTGATAGCGCGATTTACTATTTCCGAGGCAGGATTCATAGTTTCTATATTGAAAAGGGATATTTTTCTAAAAGATAAGTGCCTTAGCGCGTATTTCCATCTAAAGATGAAGTGAAGATTCAGTTCAGAATGACGACCCCCGTTGAGCGCGAAGACTTTTTGGAGGAGGATGCGGAGCTCCCTGACCAGCGGTTTTGCCTACTAAGCTTCCTCAGCCCGGAGAAGGTTCTTGCGAATAAGAATCTCTTCCACTTCCAAAAGTTCCTACAGACATACGAGCTCCATGTCCGGACGAAGAATCTCGAGAAGTTTCTGGTGAAGACTCTCACGGACATCAACGGCCGGCTGGACGCAGAGGCAGATTCTCTTTTGGAGAAGGACCTCAGTGGCGCGGCGGATGTTTGCCGCAAGTCAAAACTGCGTGTTGACACCACCATGGAGTCGTTCCACGAGTTCGTGAAGGCGAATGAGAAGGACCTGAAGGACTCGCAGCTCAAGGAGACCTTCGAGGACTTCATGCATGCGAATGGTACGAAGCTCGAGGACGAGTTCTACGCAAAGAACGAGTTCCGGACAACTGTACGCGGACTCAAGGTGCGTGGCGTATACGCCTCACAGGCGGAGGCCGTAGCACGCTCCAAGAAGCTACAGCGCCAGGACACTCTCCACAATATCTTTGTAGGAGAGGTCGGGAAGTGGCTACCGTGGGACCCGGAGCCTAGCGCAGTGGCCGAGCAGGAGTACGCGGAGGACCAGCTGAATACGCTGATGAAGAAGTATAAGGAGAATGAGGAGCATCGTGAGGCATATCAGCGTGAGCGCCGGGCGGCTGGGATCACTAAGAGCAAGAGCACTGTCTCGAGCATTGAGAATGTGGGCAGCGGCAGCGATGAGACTGCCACGGTCACTACGCAACAGTTCCCAGGTATGTTCGGCGCAGAGGGACCTCCCGACCTGGCCATCGCGCGCAAGATGCGCGCAGATCTCTCTGGCGGAGACGTGTGAAAATCTAGGGCACGTGGTTTTATAAACCAACAACCATTGATTTTGTGGGCACTCGACTACTCAGTCAGTTTTCCGCTGGGAAAATACTTGTTCGTAATCGGAGCAGCTACAGGATGGCATACATTCTCCTGGCAGAACTCGCCCTCCTTACATAAAACACCCTTACAATCGCCCCTGCGCGTATCCACGCCGGTCAGAGTCTGGAATCCCTCCGGAAATGAGCGCGCGAACGTGCGACGAATCCACGGTAGAACAGATACGGCCAGTAATAATACGACGACCAGGCCTGCGAGGCCATAGCCACTACGAACCTTCATTCTATTACTGTAGGGTGAATATTATTCCCTTTCAAGGAACGACCGGAAGAGGATTCCTTTCATATAGTTGAGGTTTCTCTGTACCACGGCAAAATCCGTTCATACAACGTTTTGGGAACGGACAAGGTGGAAGGTCTATTCCACAACGCCGAGGCGCGCCACCCCCTACAAAGCCTTCAAGCGTCAAATACGGGTCGATTCGGACTTTACGATCCACTATTAAAAGTACGAGGGCAATACAGGCTATAAAGAATAAGCCATAAAATTCATCCGACATTCCTGTCTACTGCTATTGTGTCTTTAGAACTTCTTATTCACCTGGATAGACGGTCCCTTGAGACGTTTTGCGGCATTTGGGTCGTACTGATTCGCATCCTCTTCCTCCTTATCCCGATAGTAGTTTGCCGAGTGTTGCCAAAATTCCGGGGCACCAATACGGAAATCACCGTGAATATCTGCCTTGTACCAGAAAATACAATCCTCCAACTTTGCAGACTGGCTCGTATTATCTATCACGAGGCATTCATAGTTCTGTGTACATTGGTCCATAATCTGGCAGAAAAACTCGAAACTCGGGAAAGCGGAAGCATAGTTTTCAAAAATACGCTTGCGATTCGTCGCATACGGCTCGCGCAAAATGAATACAAAATCCACGTTGGTCCGGAGAGCCGGCTGAATACCAAGAGGATATTGCATTGTGATGATAAAGAACACCTTCA